CGTCGGGAGGAATTGGATTTCCCGCACGTCGCCGTTGCAGTTTCCGTTGACGCAGGCGGCGTTGATCGGGTCGGTGTAGGATGCATTCCCGGTCGTCAAATTGTTGACATAGACCGTCCCGCCGGAAGTCACGCAATTCGCCGCCAGATCGATCGTCAGATACGGCGAGCCTGAGGATCCGGGATTGCCCGTGAAGCCGGGATGAGAACCGCAGGCGAAAAGCTGCGTCCACGAAGCCCCTGATAGGTTTGCTCCGATGGAAGTCAATAGCGTGCACGTCGCGTTGGACGACGAGAGGACGCAGCCATTGTATTGGCCGGCGACAGTCTGATCGACCTGGCTGTAGGCAACCACGCTGCCGCTCACGACGACCGCGACCAGCGTCGTGGTGTACGTGCAGGTGCATGGATTCGAACTGAACGTAACGACCTTTCCCGTCGAGTCCGTGCTGAGCGTGGTGCCCTGCAATGTGCCGCCTGGATTGACGCCCGACACTGCGTCTACATAGACGCTCTGCGCGTTGCCGCTGGTCGCGGCCGCCGTTCGGTTTACATACCCCGCGCCGCTCGGCTGGCTGTTGATCCATACCAGCATCTGGAGTTGCCGCTCGATGCCGTTCACCGGAATGACGCGGCAGGAAAACAGCGCGTCGCCGTTCTGGCCACTCGGCGGTCCGTTGACGAGCGCGACCCAACCGCCGCGACCTGTCTTCGGGTTGAGCGTCTGCTGGGTAATCGCCGCCTGCGCGCTGTCCTCGAGCTGGCATTTGACGCTGCTGATCCATTGGCGATTGCCGATCATCGCCCCAATCGTGATATATTCGGTGTTCTGTGCGGAGACGACGGCTTTGCCGTATTCGTCAAATGCAGCGATGGGCTGCTCGTCGTAGCCGACGACGCCGCCGCCGCTGTACGATCCCGAGAATGTCACTCCCGGCTGCGCTGCCGTCCCGAGGTCGAAATGGGTCGCGTCGACGACGGTGATCGCGAAATTGCCGTTACAGTCGGTGCCTGTACTGTCGGAGATCGTATAGCGGTCGTTCGTCGCGAGATGCGCCGTCGAACCGACCGTGATGCGGCAGGCGCCGCTTGGCGAGGCGACGATATTCGAAACCGGCATTCCTCCATTGACCAAGCCAATGAAGGTATCTGTGTTTGCCGGCGCGGCCTGCCAGGCATTGACGAACGCGACACCATCTTCCTCGATGGTGGTCGAGTTGAGGACGTGGCAGGGATGCTGGCCGTTGGCCTCGTCCGTACCCCAGACGGCGAACGTATAGCAAACGCAATTTCCGGCCGTGCTGCAATTGCTCGGGAAACCTGCTGTCGACGGGACCGTGACGTCCACATTGCCGGTCGTGCCGTCCGCCGCCGTATTCGTCGGGATTTGGAAGGTGGAGGCCGGAGCTGAAGCCGACTGCGTGCCGTTCCATGAATTCGTTGGTGAGTACGTAACGATGGGACCGGGAGGAATGCCATGCCAGAACGCATCGGCATCCGATGCGAAAAGCAGCAGTCCCAGCAAGGCGAAAGCGAATTTCAGCATAGGAGACTCAATGCGTATTCGGCCGACTGATTGAGACAGATGCTGTTGCGCTGCCCGAGATTGAATGCTCTGCCGTCCCAGAAACCAGCCTCGGCCAAATCGTCCGTCGTGCTCGCCGCACCGAGCATCGCGGGAGGGCCAGCCGAAGTGCTTAACGTTTTGGTCCCCGTCGTTTCGGTGCCGTCAATGTTCAGAATCGTATTGTTGGTCCCGGATTGGGAAACGGCATTGGCCGCATGCCACGCAGCGTCGGTCGCCGTCGCGGCCAGATTGCTGCCTCCGATAACGAGGGCCCATTGGTTCGCCGTCCCGTTGACGTGGGCGAGCTGGTTCTGTCCCGAGGCGCCGGATCGAATGAAGATCGGATTGGCGGTTCCCGATACCTCTTCGCCCACTGCGCTGAACGATTCTACCGAGGTCGGCGTAAAATTATTCGCACTCGCAAGCGAGATGGTCGAGGCGGTGAACTGCACGCACGGCATGCCGTCGATGCAATTCATGATGAGCGACGGCTGATTGCCGGCCGTCGCCTGAAGGAGATCGCAGGCAGCCGACGCGCATTTGTTGCCGCCGGTTTGGTCGTACATCGTCGTTACGAGCCCGACCGACTGCGCCCAGGTCACGGTCTGGCTGGCGAAGTGCTGAGACACGCCGATCGTGTATTGGGAGTTCGGCGTCACGACCGCTGTAATATAGGTATTGGCCGAGCAACCCGTGCAGGTGATCTTGCTGCCGACTTTCAGCGTGCCCGACAGCACGGCCGAGACATAGAGATTTGTCCCGTTCGACGTGCAACCGCTTGTCGCGCCGGCGCAGGCGGTCACGCTCGCTGTCCCGCCGAGCCAATCGGAGATTGTTTGCGCGCTGCCGTTGCATGGCGTCCCGATCGTGTAATCGACGTTCCCCGCCGTCACCACGCTCGCCGTGCACGTTGCGCTGTCGGCGGGGCGGCGAATGACACAAGCCGCAGCATGAGCCGCCGCGACGGCATGGCTGTACGCGCGGGTGCAGCTGTACCAGGCGGTCGCGCTCAACGTCAGATCGCCCGGCCCGACATAGCCGGTCAACGCATAATCGCCCATGATTCCGGTCAGCGATTGCGGCTCGGCAGGCGCAGAGACCAGCAGGAATAGCGCGGCGAGCGCCGCCAGCAACCTACTGCAGGACATACGTTTCATGCACGTTAACCTGCGGCGCGTTCGTCGTCGTAAAGGCCACGCATTGGTTCTGATTAGCCGTCGCGGTCTGGAAAATCTCATAGCCGCCATTGCCGAAGGCAACGCCGCCGGGAGACGAAACGGTCGGGCCAAAAAGCGCACCGTTTGCCGCTGTCGTTCCTGGATTGAGGTAGTCACCCGATGGCGAGCCGCCCGTGCACACCCCAGATCCCGTTCCTTCGATGATGCTGACGTTCGCCTGCGCGGACACGATTATCGTGATGGCGCAAACATAAATCTTCTTTCCGCTCACTGCGGTTACGATGCTGCCGCCGCTTGACGTGGATTCAAAATCCGCGTTCAGCTTGGTGCCTGTCTGGCAGGGATCGTTCGAGGTGAACGAGACCGGGACTGTCGTGCCGCCGCTTGACGGATATTGCACCGTCATCACGCCGCCAGCCGGAGAGCCCGCCGTGCCTTTGCCTTCGACGATGCCGATGTCGTTTGCGCCAGCTGGGATCGAGCTGGTAAGCGCCCCGTAGAGATTGCTGTCCGGCGGCGCGTCGACCGGGACCAACGTGTCGCCATTGGCCGCCGCCGTGTTCGCAGGCTTGATCGTGAGTTGGGTGCTGGTCGTCGCGTCCTGAATGTTCACCGGGCCAGCGAACTTGAACTCGCCCGGCGTTGACGAATAGGAGCGCTTGACCGTGATGCTGCCGGAGATCGATGAGGTATTGCGAACGCGCAGACAATTGGCATGCGCCACAGGCCCGGAGAACGAGCCTACAAGGGTGATCGACGAGACGCGCGGCGCACCCGTCGCTCCGCCATCGACCCGTAGACTCACCGGAAAATATGCTCCGCTCGCGCAATTGCTATCGCCTGACTCCTCGACCGCAAGCGCGTAATTGCTGCCCGATCCCGTCACCGTGATCGTGACGCCCGTCATGCCATTGATGCTGTCGGTTACCGATGAACTTGTCGTCGGCGCGCCGGTGATCTGGACGGACCCATTCTGCGCGGCGGTCGATGTCGTCGCGACGTCCTGCGCCGATATCGTTCCGGGAGTCGGCGAATAGTTGGCGCCCTGGGTGTTGACGGCATTCGTGGAAGCAGAAGCTGGAGCACTCTGAATATTGGCGTTGTCGCCGTGGAGCGTGCCGCCGTTGCCGAGATCGGAATGGATATTCGAGGTGTTTGTCGCAGTGTTTCCGGTGTTCGTCGCGGTCGTGGCCGCCGACGTGGCGGCGTTGCCGGTGTTGGTCGCAATGGTCCCGGTGTTCGTCGCGGTCGTGGCCGCCGACGTGGCGGCGTTGCCGGTATTGGTGATGATCGTGCCGGCGTCGCTATGGGTCGCCATGCCGTTGAAGATACCGCCGAGGAAACCAAGGAAGCCGCTGCCGCCGCTCGGCGGATTGACGCCCGTCGGTGCCGCGCCGCCGTTGGTGTCCTGCGTCGGATGCGGCGCGGATGACGAATCCTGTACGGCGTGGCCGCCGGTATCATTGTGCGCGTCGACGTTACCGCAAGGTGCCGACGTTCCCGGCACGGCCTGCGCGCAATTGCCGACATAGCCGGCGAATGCAGGATCCGCGATGAAGGGTGCGCAGAGGAGCGCCGCGAGTAGGATTTTTCGCGCTACCGCTTCGCTGCTTGAGCGCTTTATTGAATGTACCATGTCGAGGCCCCGTTCGCGTTCTTGATGGTCAGGTCGTCGTATTGGTGCAGGATGATCTGCGAGGTTTGCCCGTCGATCGTGTCCGAACCGGACGGCACGACCGTGCAAGTGTTGGTCGTGCTGTCGACCTTCTTGATGTCGAATTCCTGATTGACGTTCGCGCTGCCGAGCGGAACGGTCAGCGTGACATTGCCTGCCGCCGCATTGCATGGCCACGTTTCATAAAGCGCGCTCAGCGTCGTATTGGTCGAGACCGCATTCGCAACGCTCGGCGCCGGCGCCGAGATCGTCGTGACGCCGTTCGCATTGCTGATCGAGACGTTCGCGCCAGCGGCGATGTTGGGAATGGCGCTCGTGCGGATCTGGCTCGCCGTATCGTCGCGAAAAATGATCGACGTTCCGGGTTCGATCGTCAGCGGCGCATTGGTGCCGAGGGCGTCGATCCCGACGCCGCTCGGGGGATAAACGAGCAGCGGGTTCGCGCCGGCATTATGAACCGTGTCGACGCGTCCGGCCGCAGCCGCCGGCAGTTCGACGCCCGTGCCGCTCGAAACGTTCAGGACGGTGTGAATGCCGTAGGGCGTGCGCAGCGCGAGGGCGGTGCCCTGGCTGTTGCCGGCGGCCGTCAGATTGGCCTCGACGGCGAGCGCCGCGTTCGGCGTATAACCGTGCCCGACCATGTCGAGCGTACCCATAGGCACCCAATTGCTGCCGTCCCAAATCGCGAGGGTCGCCGGCGTCGTCGCCGTATTGATCCAGGATTGTCCGATGCCGACCGCCGTGGGCGGCGTGGTCGCCACGATCGGCAGGCCGATCGCCGCAGAAGGGACGCGCTTCGTCGTGCCACTTTGTACGAGCGGGACTGGTTCGCTGCCCGTCAGGGGCAGGGTGCCTTGCGGCAATTGGCTGATGGGAACGTTTTGCGCGTTCGCACTCGCGCAGCAAAGCAAGAGCGCGAGCCATGCGGCGGCGGTGCGGATCATCTTAGCCGTTCCCGTAAAGCGTCGCATTCCAGACGACGTCATATTTGCGATTGACGAGACTACCGTTCGCGCCGATGCGCGCGACGGCGATGCCGATGGCGAGCTGATCCTGCGCGATCCATTGCGTCTCGACGTCGATCGAGGCCGCAACACCATCGGCGAGCAGCCATGCGAGCGCCTCGAGCGTGTAGGTTTTCGCGCGGGCCGCCGTTTCCGGCAGCGCCTTCGCGCGCGCGAGCAGCCAGAGACGCGAGCCGATATAATCCGGCTGCGCCTGGTCCGGCGCATCGTCGAGCGGCAGATCGCCCCACCAGCCGCGGCGGTCGCCGCTGCCGTCGGGGATCTCGTCATCGGCCGCGGCAAGACGGTCGGTAAGCAGCGAAATGATGATCGCCGTCTCGAGGCCCTCGTCGGTTTCGAGATCGACGCCGTCGAGATTCCAGTCGTAAGCCTGCGGCAGCTGATCGCTTAAGATGATCGTCGCGAAATCAGCCATGCCTTAAAACCTGTCATTCCGGCCAGCGTTAGCGCGAGCCGGAAGCGCGTTACATGGGTGTCGTGGGGCCAGCGCTCGTTCCAGAGCCGGTCGTGACGCCGGTATGCTCGTGGCTGTTGTAGATCGCGCGGTCGCCAGCCATGGAGCGGACGCCATCGCTGACGTTGCCGCTCGCGCTGACGTTGCCGCCGGTTGTCGAAATATTGCTCGTCGCCGTGATCGTCCCCGTAACCTTGACGTTGCCCGTCAGGTCCCATTCCGAGGCCGAGCCGACCACCTTGCCGGTCGCCGTCAGGTTGACTTGTCCGCCGACCGTCGCGTCGAGATCGCCGGTCGTATTGATCACGACTTTTTTCGGCGTCGTGATCTCGATCCGGTCCTGGCGAAAGACCATTTGCTGGCCGTTGTAGTCGCGGTCGCCGAATTCGCCCGCCTGCAGATCGGCGATGCGCAGCGCGGAATCGTCGGCGAAGAGCGCCAGGACGTGCGAACCCGATGCGCCCACGCGCAAAAGCACGACGTCGCCGCCGGCTTTCGGGTAGGCGCTGCGCCCGAACGGCAGCATCAGCTCGATATTCTGGAACGTCTCGTCCGAAAGCCCCGTCACCTGGACGAGGGTGCGCTTCGGATTGAGTGCGGCCAGCGCGATCTTTCCGCGCGTGATCAGGCGGCGCAGCGACTCATGCATTTTTTGATACCCTACCGCTTCGCTGCTTGAGGGCAGTTCAGCCCGTCCAAATGACGTTCGTGCCCTTGCCGGCCTTAATCGACAGCGGTTCGGGGGTGTAAGCCTCTTGCGGCGCCAGCACGAGCTCGGTGCGCGTGCCGGCATGATCGTCGAGCAAGTAGGAAACCTTGCCGACGAGCAGCGTGCGGTTGATCTCGAGCCGCGGACTGTTCAGCGGCGCGAGCTGATTGATATCGAAGAGCGACCCGTCGGCCTGTTCCCAGCCCTGCACGGTGACGGTTGCCTCGAGGCTCTTGCCGAGATTGTGCCGCGCGCGCCAGGTCGCCCGCATCTGCGCCGCGCCCGTATCGGCCGCATGCTCGGCATGCTCGGCGAAGCGGCGAGGCCTGGGAACGCCGCTGTCGCTGGCGCTGGCGACGACTTGCGTCTGTACGTCCTGCCCGTCGAAGGCGAGCGGGGCCTGCCCTATGACGACGTAGGTCGCGAAACGCTCGTTGACGGCGAGCTTTGCGCTTGCGGCGAGGATGTTCTGGCCTTCCACAAGCGCCGCAGTCGTCTTGCCTGTGCCGGCCTGGCAGATGACGAGATTCCCATTCGCGTCATCGCACGCCAGAACGCCGCGCATGCGGCACAATCGCGAGAGCGCGGCATGGGCGGTTTCGCTTTTCTCGAGGACGATGGCGGGAAAGGCCGCGCCGACGTTCGCCTGCACGTCTACCGTGATGCCGAACGGCTGCGCAAAGGCGCGCACGATGCGGTCGAGGGTGTAGCCGTTGAACTGTCCGCCCTTGAAAGCGGGCATGCAATCGACGAGATCGCACGTTTTCGAACGTCCGGCCACGCGAACGCCGTGCGCGTCTTTCGAATAAGACGGCTCGTAACGCTCGACATAGCCCGTCAGGACCGCCGTGCCGTCGATCGCGATCGTGCAGGCGTCGAACGGCTTGATCTGCCAAGGCGTCGGCTGCGACGAGTCCGCCCAACGCTCCGTCACCGCAATATCGAATTCGGATGCGGCGTTCTCGATCGAACGCGTCACGCGCACGCTCGTCCAGCCGGTATAAAGCTGGCCGTTGATCGCCAGCGTTAGCCGATCAGACACTGGGCGGGCCCGACGAGCTCGTCAGTGCCTCGATCGTCACCGGCATGAACAGCGGATGCGGCGCTGCATTGCGGGCGATCAGATAGCCCGCCTGGCTCGCATCCTGATAAAGCCGCTGGGCGAGGAAAAGCGCCGGCAGGGCCTCGGCGAACGTGTATGTCTCGACGTTCGGCAATTGCTTGCCGCGCGTCGTCAGATCGGCCGTCACCGTCTGATAGAGCAGCTGCAGCGAGGCATAGGCGGCATCGTCGCCGGCATCGGATGCCGCGACCGACAGATCGTCGAGAATATCGGTGATCTGATCGCGCGCGGCCTCGGCGTCGTTTTCGCTGGCGAAATCGGTCGCCGCATAAACCTGAACCATCGCCGCCGCAGCGCCGCCGTTGATCAGCGCGATCATGGCTGCCTGGTTCGCGGCTTCTTGCGCCAGCGCCGGCGTCACGGGATTGATGGCGGGAAGCGAAGCCCCCCAGGCCGCCACGGCGCCAAGGCCATAGCTCGGATCGGCGATGGGGACAGGTCCGCGCGACGTGGTCGTCGTGTCGATCAGGCTATCGAACGAGGCCGTAATGCCGTCGACAAAGCCGTTAAAGAAGTTGGTGACCTGCGCCGCCAATTTGCCCGGCTCTTCGACGAGCCCCGTCAGGCTTGAAACCATGCCCTGCAAATTGGTCGCGAAGGCGACGGGCGTTGCGAGCAGGCCCGTCAGAGCGGCCTGGGCGGACGTGACGAGGTTGTTCGCCGCTGCGGTGACGGTGTTCGGCCAATTCAGGACGTCGAAATCGGCAGAGAACGATATTCCGAGCTGCGAATTCGCATCGGCAGCTTTTCCGGCGGCCGTGCCGGCCGTATCGGTCGCGCTCGTCGGCGATGGCTGCGCGCCGGCGTCGGCGAAGACCATGTCGAACTGCGCGATCCGGCCTTCTTCCCAGCGCTCGCTCAGACGGCCAGGCCGGACGTTGACGAGGATGGCGCCACGGTAGGGATGGACGAGGGTGCCGGATCCCGGCGTCTCGAGCGCGGTAAGCAGCGCGTCGCGGTCGGAAAAGTAATTGTCGCCGATCACATAGCCGCGCAGGCGATAGATGCGGGTTTTCTTGCCGAGGTCTTCGCCATATCCCGTTTCGCGGAACGGGAATTCATGGTCGACGCCGCGGCGGCCGAATTCGAGATCGGCGCTCAAATAGAAGAACGACACGCCGCGAAACGACGCCGGCTGCAGCTGATCTTTCCAGCTCATGTTAAGCGCGCCTTACGGGTTGCCCCAGAGCGACCCGAGATTGAACTCGGCGTCGAGGTTCTTCGGTTTCTCGATCGTGGTGACGCGCAAGCCAGGCGGCGCGTTGTTAAAATCGAATTGAAGATGGAGCTTGCCGAGATCGTCGGGCGCGCCGCGCGCTGTCGCGCTGCGGTCGACGAAAGGCACCCTGAGCAGATCCGAGTTCGATGCACGCGACGGCACGGCGGGACCGGCCGGCGCAATCATATCCAGCGGTGACAGGCCGATAAACGGAAGCGGTACGCTGCGCATCGTGTTCAGGCCATGGGCACCAAGCGTGGATAGGTCCCGCCCGAATTGCGACCAGCTCAGCGGCTTCTCAATGCCCAGTGCGATGGAAGCGCCGGCGTGGCCGGAGCCGAATTGCCGGATGCGCGCCTGCTGGCTCGGCGCGTTCAATGTCAGCCACTGATAGAGATCGCGCACGTCGCGCAGGGTCGCCAAGAGATCACCAAACGCTTCCTTGACGTCCTTGGCAAATTTGACGGCGTCTTTCTCGGCCGTCTTCCAGTCGACGTTTTTGATCCAGTCGGACGTCTCGCGGGCCCATTTGCCGACGTCGGCCGAGACAATGCCGCGATTGGCGGCGAGCCATGCCGAGAGCGGCTTGAGAAGATCGGTCACGGCCGGCGCGAGCGAAATGCCGATGCTGTCCGAAAGACCCGAGACGGCCTCGTCGAACTGGCGCCAGGCTTCCTTGGCCTGTTTGCCGATCAAGAGGTTCGCTTGCGTGATCGGTCCATGCAGGCGATCGAACTCGTCGCCGAAATCGACGAGCTTTTCACTGCCCAAATCGAGCAGCGGCATCAATTCCTTCCAGCCACGACGGGTCAACGCCTGAATTGCGTTGGTTTTTTCCGCGATGCTGTTGTTCGCCTTGATGCGGTCGGAAAGTAGAGGCCATATTTGCGTGGCCGATTTCAGCGAGCCATTTGCATTGTGTAAGCTGATGTGCATGCGCTCGAAATAGGCCAGCGCGAGCTTGTTGCGACCGCTGGCTGCGGCGGCGATGGTGCTGTTGAGATTCTCCAAGGCGCCGGTGAGAACGGATGCGTCTACGCCAGTCTGCTTTGCTGCGTATCGAAGGCGTGCAAGACCCTCCGCGTCGCCGCCGATCTTTTCGGCGGACAGCGCCAGCTCTTCGTAGGATTCCGCACCTTTCTTGGCGAGCTCGATCAGGCCGCCGATCGAGGCGGCCCCGGCGAGCGCGCCTAGGCCGGCCGCCCCGCCGGCGATCGTGCTCAAGGGACGCATGATGTCGCCGATGATATGACCGCCCAGGCGGACGACGCCGGCGGTCGCATGCTCGACGTGCTGCAAGAGTGAGGGAAAGCCCGTCTCGTCGGCGAGGCTCGCCAGCGAATGGCCGAGCTGGACGATAGGGGCCGTCTCGACCGTCTCGCGGACCTCGCGCTTGATCGCGCGCAGGCCGGCGGTCGCGCGATCCA